TGTTGGTTGTTGAACAGTTATTAATGAAAAAGGAAGTATAATGATGGAAGTTAAGATTACCAGGACAGTTAATTATACCGATATCAAGTATATTAAGATTATTGATAGTAAGCCAATTGAGCTTATTCAGCGCGTGTACGCTAAGGTAAAGGATGAAGCCGACGCTGTTAAGAAGTTGGCTAAGGACGGTATCAGCAATGTTGCTGTTGTCGGATATGCTGAGGGTAGCAACGCATATCGTATGACTGTCGCTGATTTTGTTAGTAATGCTGAGGAGATGTTTAAGCAACCTACTACTGATGAAGCTGCTGAGGATGATGAAGCTGCTGAGGATGATGAGGATGATGAGGATGATTAGGAATAAGAAGTATCCTAAGCATTCCGGTTTTCTTTATGAGCTTGAGCGGTTCTGCTGGCTTATGGGAATTGCTTATTCATTGATTTTCGTTGTTTTTGTTTTGCTTATTTTTAGTTTCTGATTATATAGAAAGAGAGTTATATTATGTCTGCTGAAATTGTTAAGAGTGATGATGAGGTATCCGGTTTCGTTAATCGTGGTGTTGTGAATACTTTGCATCCTAAGACGTTTGCGGAGCGCAAGAAAGCGTATAATACGCTTTCGGGGGCTGTTAGCTTGGATGATTACGGTGATAAGCCTTTGGAGATTATCGGAGTTTCTCAGGTGTATGGGACTCGTGTCGATAGGGATGACAGGTCCGAGCATCCGGCTATTAACACTACGCTTATTGGTGTTGATGGCAAGGGGTATTTCTCGCAGTCTATGGGTATCGCGCGGGATGCTTTTAACTTGGTGAGTATGTTTGGAGAGTCGTGGCCGGAGCCTTTGAAGATTTCTATTAAGAAGATTGTTCTTCCTAATAAGAACACACTGAAGCATATTGAAGTTTTGTGATATTGCCATATTGATACGTTAGGATGCTGATTATATGAGTAGAAGCAGGCGCAGGTCTGATGACTTGTATAATCAGCGTCGGCGTATTCGGCGCGTCGTGGAACGTACCGAACGGGATATTAATAGGGGTACGTTGTCGAAGACTGATATTAAACGAGCACGTAAATATGTTGCGAGGTTACGTGGTGCCTTATCGGAAACGTATGTAAAAGGTAGGGGCAAGAAAGCCGCTAAGGATATGGAGCGTGCTTCTAAAAAGCTTTCAAGTCTTGGTAATGAGATTACTACTGGTAGGAATAAGAGTGAACGTAGTATAGCTAGGCGTAATCGTATTTTCATTAATGAGATGAAAAATGCTACCAGTGGTGGTATGGCTCTTGGAAAGTATGGTTCGCTTAGGGTAAAGGTGTTTTTTCGCGCGACTCAGGAATATTGGGAGGGCGTTCCTGCCGATAAGCGCTATGATGCTATCATGCGTGAAACCGGATACACTGATCTGCGCAAGTTGTTCGATAGGATTATGGGCGAGAATGAACGAGTGTTTAAATACAATGCAACGCAAGTTGACAATTCGGATACTATAAACAATGATATGGACAATGATACGGGCAGTCCTATAGTTTTGAGTTTGGTTCGGTTCTTTAGAATGGGATAGAAAAAAATGCAAAGACAGCGTATGCAGGTTATGGCTGTTTTTGATACTGAAACAACGAATATTATTGACGGCAGTAATTCCAAGGCGTTTGCTGTTCTGTATATTTTCAATGATTTGCGCTATGTTGATATAAGCAAATATGATACTAATAGTAGTGATATAAGATTGTATAGAACGCTTGACGATACAACGAAGTATCTGAATAATCTTATAGAATATGGATTAGGCGTTAATATCGTGCCTATTGTTTGCGCGTATAATCTTATGTTCGATTTGCAAACATTGAAACATTATTTCGCAGAAAATTATGATATAAAAGTTGTCGCGCAGACGGCAACCAGCGTCTATACGTATGACATAATGCGCGGGGATAGAATATTACTACGCTTTTGGGATACTTATTATTTGGAAATGGGCGGACTTAAGGCAATGGGCGAAACATGCGGTTTGCCTAAAGCTATTGGAGATTGGGACTACACTAAGATAAGAAATCAGGAAACGGAGCTTACCGACCAGGAACGGTATTATGCCGGTAGGGACACCGAGGTGATACCGCAGTACCTACGCTACATATTGCAGTCTAATTCGTTCGTAAGGGAATCAGACTTAGGAAGCACGGTTCTCACTAAAACGTCGTTGGTCAGGCGTATGGCTAAAACGCAGATAGGTAACATAAAGCTTAGGACCGATGACGGCAAACGTCGCAGCATAGGAGCCATGTTTCGCAGAATGTGCGAGGAGAATTTTCCCGACAATTACGATATCTACGCTTTGCATAAAGCATGTTTTCGCGGTGGTCTGACATTTACGGCAGCTAGAACGGCAAGCGTCATTGTCGATAATGTGGCAAGTCTCGATGTTACCAGCATGCACCATGCGTTCATCAATGGGCGCAAGACTCCAGTTAATTTCAAGCCGGCTGACCATATGTTATTGCAATCGGTTTGCGACGACATCATAGACACTCCTATAGAATATATTTTACAGCATTATGATAATCCATTCAGGAATTGCATACATGCTAAAATACGTTTCACTAATTTGAAGCCTAAGTATAATAGCGTTTTTGAACGTAGTGGAATAATGTTGCTATCACGCTCTAAATTTGGAAAGCATACTGCGAAGATGACTGATTATGGCAGTGATGAGCGTACGATAATGGCAGATAATGAGTTTCGCAGTAATGATTATAAGGATACCGCCTTTAAGGCAGTTTTCGCGTTCGGCAAGCTGGTATCATGCGAATCATGCGAAATATTCGTCAATGAAATAGAGTTATGGAATATAGCCCAAGTATATGATTTCGATGACATGGAAGTATGTTTCGGGGATATGAGCGTGAACAGCGTATTGCCACCCGACTATGTTTCATTGCAAAGCAACGTACTGTTTGAGCGTAAAACAGCCATAAAAAATATCATAAAGCATTATAAGGAAGGCGAATCGTTGAACGATTTGCCTGAGTTGATACCCAAGACTATCAGAATCGAAGCGGCCAACGGTACTCTTGAAAGCGATTTTATAAACTCTTATTATATATCAACTGTTAAAGGGCAATTTAACGGAATTTATGGCACGCAAGCGCAAGACGTTTTAAAACCTGAATATGCTGTGGATGCCATTGGCGATTTATATGTTGACGACAAAACAAAACTGACTAGAGAAAATTACGATGAACGGAAACCTAAGACATGCAATGTGTTATATACCTATGGCATGCGTATAGTGGCCGGTAGTAGAATGCATTTACTGGTAGCTATGATTCTTTTATATGAAAGATTTGGAAATAAGGTTAGATTAACCGGTGGGGATACCGATAGCATAAAAATGAGCACGGATATTGACGTGACGGATAGTCAGATAATGGACGCATTGAAACCGTTGCATGATGCTATCGAAGCCGCTATAGATAAAACGCAAAAAAGGATAAAAACTAATTACCCTAAATTAGCGTCAGACCTCACAGGAATAGGCAAGTTCGAAATAGAACGGTGCGGAACGGGAACTAGGTATGCTAAGCATGTTGAACTTTGGAATAAGACTAGAGTCAGTTTGGATAGTGACAATAAGGTGCATATAACGGCAGCGGGAATGCCTAGGCCAGTAGACGTGTATAACATAGAGGATGCTTTGAATTATCTTACAAATAAATACGGTTTCGAGAAAGCAGTAGACGCAATAGGCTACAATGTGTTTGTGGACAACAGCATATCGCATTGCCTGGAACGCACCTATCCCGATGCGGATAGTATTATCGACATGGATATAACCGATTATAATGGGGTTCAATCGCACGTCATGGTCCCCGAAGCCATTGCATTGTATCCAGCCGGTAGATGGTTAGGGGAGTCCGATAAGGAAAGCAACAGGGATAATATCGAATATATCAAGCGAACCTATAATAGGAGAGTGGAAGTTGATACAAGAGTATTGTCCTATAACGGGCAAATAACGGAATTGAGAGGGCTTATAGACAATGACAGAATATTATGACATGCGCAGGCTTCTGCCATACGATGCTGATATATACGCGGTGTTCGGTGCGAGGGACATCGGCAAGACGTTTTCAGCTCGAACCATAGCTTTAGATGATTATCTTAATAAGGGCAATAGATTTGTTGAGATAACGAGATACAACGGCGAGGTTTCCGGAGTATCGACGAACTGGGCGGAGAAAATACTCACGTTGCATAAGTATGACGCATATGAGTTCAAGTCGGAAAAACGCATGCTGTTCATACGCGAAAAATCAACGGAGGCGAAAAACAAAAACGCTTGGAATGTATGCGGATATTTTATAGGTCTAAGTATGCAGCAGCAATTGAAGAAACTGACGTTCGTAAACGTTAGAACGGTGATAATGGACGAATATATTATCGATACCGACGACAGATTTCACCATTATCTGAAAAACGAGTGGAGGCAGCTATCTAATCTAGTCGACACGGTGACTCGGGAAAGGCCGGACAACGATAGCATTAAGCCTAGAATATTTCTACTTGGCAATTCATGCGATTTCTTCAATCCATTATTTGAACGATATCACATTAACGATATACCAGCATACGGAATAAGCTGGTACGGTAATAAAACCATGCTATTGGATTATGTAAAAGACGACGAATACGGCAGACGTAAAGCGGCTGGAACCGTCGCAGGAAGAATGTTGGGCGACGATAATAAGGTAGCTGCTTTCAACACGTTTGAAATGTCGCAAAGTCACGACATAGAAAAAGCGCCAAGTAAATCGGAATTGTCATATAGGCTTAAATACAATAAAAAAGAGTATGGAGCGTATATCGACTGGAATGACGGAATGGTGTACATATCCACTAAATTCGATGACACTAAAAAAGTATTGAGATATGCAATAACCGATGATGATATGTCTGTTAATTATAGAACAGCTATATATGCAAAGAGATTCATAAAGAATCTAGGTGAATATTATGGGGCTGATATGTTGCGGTTTGACACGCGCACTACAAAAAACGCGATTATGAATATTATGAAATTGTATAGCGTGCTATGATATAATCGACGGCTTCGAACAGGTAGGGCATGACGATTTGAACGTGCGTTCAACACGTTTTACACGGTTAACTCCGGTGTTGACGCGAACCGATTGCATGTAAATTTCGGGCGTGAAATGAACATTAACCGTATCATAGCATCGAAGCCGTTTTTACTAAAGCACTATTATGAACGAGGTTACAATGGAACCTGATAAAACAGACGAAACGCCTGAAACCGAGCCGGAAGACATGGACGCATCCGAGGCGTTTGACATCGCAGGCGCTTTGGAAGATTATTTCGGAAAAGTGAATGAAAGCATTGAAGCAATCAACAAACGGCTCGATAACGTAATCAGCACCATGGTCGACAATGGTGCCGTCGTCACCGAAACTGAAGAAACCGACGACGCATCTCATGAAGATGACCCCGAGCCGGAAAAACGGCTTGAAGACATGGACTTCAAAATCTGAAACAGTATATAAGAGCAAGGACATAATATTATGGCAACTGACAACGCTACAATCATCGACGATATAAGACTCGCAGGCACAAACGACTTTCAACAGCGCATCCCATCGGCCACTCAGGCGGGTGTCACACAGGTCATGAAACATCTGTTCGACCCCATGAACGGCCGATATCTCAATGATTTCATGTGGAATCTAGTAAACCGTATCGGGCTTACGGTAATGGCGCAGAACTCATTCGAGAACCCGCTGAATATTTTCAAGAAAGAGAATCTGTTTTGGGGTTCCACGGTTCAGGAAAACGCGGTGCGTTGGATTAAGGCGCAAGGGTACACTGATGATGCGACCGACTTGCTGAAACTCCATCGTCCTGAGGGAGCTAGCTGGTATCATACGCAGAACCGTAAAGATCAATACGAAATCTCATGGGTGTACGACGAAGCGCGTAGTGCGTTCACTGATGAGTATGGGCTTAATCAGCTTATGGCAAGAATCATGCGCACGCCTGCCAATTCGGACAATAACGACGAACTGCAAATCATGCTCATGCTTATCGCATTCTATGAGAAATATCTTGGTTTCTATAAGGTGCATCTTGATAACGTTCCATCTGACGAAACAACCGCTAAGACGTTGCTTAAGGCGATTCGCTCTCAGGCCGGCTATATGCGGTTCCCCTCGACGCAATACAATGCACTGAACGTTCCCGATATTCCTGCGTTTGCAGACCCGTCGGATATGGTGCTGTTCATCACGCCCGACTATAACGCTTCGCTTGATGTCGACGCGCTAGCCGCAGCATTCCAAATCAGCAAGGCAGAAGTACCGTATCGTCTCATTGAGGTGCCCACGTTCTACATTCCTGGGGCCGTGGCCTTGTTGGTGTCGCGCGAGTGGTATCAGTGCCGGGACACGCTGTACAACGTCACCAATTTCTATAACGGGCAACAGCTTTCCGACACGTATTATCTTAATCATTGGGGGATCTACGGCGTATCGCCGTTCACGCCCTGCACGCTTTTCACGACTGACGCGGGTACGTCGATTACCGTGGTGACTCAGACAGTGACGGGATGGACCATGACGGCAGACAACACGACGGCAGACGCGGGAGATTTGGTGCAGCTTACCGGAAAGCTGGCCGGTAGTATCGCCCCCACGGGCACAGCAGTGGAGTTGCTTCCCAACAGCGCCACGTATGAGATTGCAGCGCGTCATGCGGACACCACCAGCGGGGAACCTGCGGTTACTACGCCAGGGAAACCGTTCGCGCTCAATATCAACACGTTTGTTGATAACCGTGACAGGTTGCATATTCAGCGCGATAAGCTCAAGGAGGGCGACATCATCACCGTTACGGGAACTGCTACGTATGTCAATCCGAACGGTAAGACCACCGATTATTCCGATTCTGTTGATATTACCATAGCGTAGCGGTAAAGCGGAAAGGGCTCCAATGTCTCGTAATTTCGGTCACCTCAATGGTTCGACCAAGTATCCTGATACTAATGTACGGCCATATGAGCAGTATGAGAATGATTTTGATTACACTCGTTGGGGCCCCAACACCACTATAAAACTATGCCATGTGAATCTAACCGACGATTACAACAACACGGTTAAATTCAGAGATGACGGCGAGCGTGACGCTTACTACGATAATATCAGCGACAGCATCACGCTCACCACCAGCGTCTACATTCAGCCTGGCGAGTCTGTCAAGGTGCCGATACCATTTCAGACACTACGGAATTATAATTACTGTTACATTGATTTTGGCGCTGAGTATCCTAAAAACGGCGGCAACCTGCCACATTATGATAATGCGATAAAACGCTATTACTATTTCGTTAAAAACGTTGAAAACGTGTCGCCCAGCACGTCTAAAGCTATCATAACGTTGGACGTGTGGACTACGTACATCAATCATATCGACATCAATAATCTGATATTGGAGCGCGGCCACGCCGCAATGAAAGTAACCGCAACACAATATCTGACTAATCCACTCGGCAATAACGATGACCTTTTAGCGGCTGACGTCAATTACGGCAATGGAGCGGAAAACATTTCCAGCGCGCACGATTACGCGATAAACGGCGGACGTAAATATCTATGCCTAGCGTGCGTGTTCAATCCTGCGCAGCTGACCGCAATGGCCGGAAATGCTCCCGCGACGACCCAGGACAGTGCTCCACAATATGATGGCACCGGCATTGTAAATGTCGGTTACGGTTATGGGGCCGGTGGTTATGACGTAAGCGGACAAACGGCTGAAACGAGTGCCTATCAATCCGCATCCGATTACACTGCTAACGGGTATGATATCTATGCTATTGATTTAGCTACGATGATCAGCGATTATATAGACGACATTTTCACTAGATTTCCGAGTATAATGCATGGCATTAAAGCCGCATTCATACTGTCGGAAAAACAGATGGCTAAAACATCCAATGCCATTACCGTAAACGGCATAGTATGGACTCGCATAAAAAACAGCAACAGTAAAATAGCCGACATAACGCTATCGAAAACAGATTTCAACTACCCCGAAAATATAGCCGAAATAGCAAAACTATATACATACCCATACGCGGCACTGGAAATAGTCGATAACCTCGGACAATCCAAAACAGTGAAAATCGAGGAAACCGGACACATGTCGCTGCAATCCATCGTATCAGTGGCATGGCCGATACTCACCAACATCAACTATCTGAGCGGCGTGAAAAGCGACGAATATTCGACTGTCACCATAACCGATGTCAATGGAAATCAACAGACTGTTTCCGACGACAACGGTGACGTCGCCGCTACATTGCTACGCTATGACATACCCACGTTTGCGTTGCATCTTTCCGGTCGCAATCGCAAGCGAGCCAACGGCTACGCTACGGAAGTAATGCAGACGCGCGGAAACTCCATACTGTCGCATGACAATGCCGTGCGCTCCGCAAACGTCGGACTGTCCAACACCCAAAACGCCAATGCCACCAGCGTTAGCAACACGGCTCGCAGCGGAGCCAACGCCAAAAGCAACAACAACGAATCAGTTAATTGCAATAACGACAACGTGGCGAAATCGAACACGCAAAGCAGCGACATCATGCAATTCGGGCAGGACAATGCCACGAAACTGCATGACATCACCAACGTCAACATACAGAATTCCGCTGATCTCGACACCAGCACCAACACGCTTCTGACTGACACCGACAACAACTCGACGGTGCAGCAGACGACTGCGGCAGTCGCAACCGGAGCCGCGACGCTCATAGCAGGTGTCGCGGCAGGAGCGGCAACCGGTGGCATAGGCGCAGTCGGCATGGCCGCGGCAGGCAGTCAGGCCGCGTCATTGGGATTGACGGGATATTCCAGCATGGTCGGCATGGCTAAAAATAAGACGCAAGCCGATCAGATGAACGCGGCCACCAACGGCAAGGCGCTGTTGGCTGAAACCATGAACGATAGCGTCACGGAGCAGCATAACAAGTACATAGCGCAAATCAATGACAAGCAAATACAACTGTCGACCGATATAAACAACCGTAACAACACGTTTGCCACCAATGTCATCAACAACAACGTCAATACCGCCAATGCCAATGCGTCCGACACTGCGTCTACGAGTAATGCCAACGCGCAACGCTCGCGCAACAACAGCGTCGATATAGCCAATCGCAATATGGTCAACACGCGCGACAACGTCAACGCGGCCTACCTAGCGGCCAATCTATCTCCCGCGTCGGACGTGTCGCAGAATAGCGGCGACGGACTTGCTGACTCCATCGGCAAACGTCGGTATATGATTAAAATCAAAACACAGTCGAAAAGCGCGATAATGCAGACCGGCACGTATTTCGCACGATACGGCATCGCGTGCAATAAAATTGTCGAAGCCGATAATCTTATCACCGAAAAATATTTCAACTATTGGAAAGCATTGGACTTGTGGATTACGTCGGATATCATGACGGCGGACGACATTAACATAATTCACGATATTTTCATTGATGGCGTTACGGTATGGAAAACACCGAACGATATAGGCCGTGTCAATATCTACGATAATATAGGAGCATGATATGGGATATAAAAGAACGCATAAACAGCGTATGACACGGGAGCAGATGGGTGAGCATGGAAGAGCCTATCAGCAAAGCGAAGCGCTTAATTCCACTATCTACACTAATGCTCGAAACGAAATGCTGAATATCGCGCTTACAAGATTCAAATGGATTAACCTACCGGAAACGTGCGATGAAAGATTCCTTGAATTCGCTTTATTGACTCAAGGCTATGCGACTATCGCATTCCCCAAGAAACAGCGTTATTCATGGTTCAGCACTCAGGCAGTCATAGACGGAGGCAGACAATTAAATGTGTATTACAATCCATCAAAATGGCGCTCATACGGCATCAACGGATGGAGCTTCTATGTAAATAATAATAACGGCGTTTTCCTTTATGGCAATCGCGCACGTAGCTCGCTGCTCCCCATGATTGACTTCTACGCGCATGAAATAGAGGACATATACACTACAAAGCGCATGAATAGAATGCATCAGAAACTACCATACATTCTCACGGTACCGCCCGAGCAGGAGAACGCGGGAACTAATCTGCTCAAGCAAATCGCAGGCGGTGAATTGGCGGTATTGGCCTCGCCTCAAATGACCGAGGATATGAAAGCCACGGTGCTCAAGACCGATGTACCGTATCTTGGTTCTGAATTGCAGACGGATATACAGAACGTGTGGAACGCTTTCTACGAGTCGTTCGGCATCAAATCGCTTCCGTACAAGAACGAAAGGCAGACGGCGGACGAAATACAAGACTACGATGAGCCGACCGATCTGCGAGCATTGAGCGAGCTGGAGGCTAGGCGCGACGCTTGCCAAAAACTCAACAGCCGTTTCCCCGAATACTTTGCAGACAGGCCTATTAGCGTCGTGTGGCGTGAGGATAACACTAGCGACAATTACAATTATATCAACAACATACCAGCACAGGAGAGTGACGATGATGCAACAGACTGATAATCTACCTGACATTCCCGGATACATGCCAAGCGATGTAGGCGAACCCGATTTCTACAATCAGCTGACCATAACGTTCGGAGAATTAATCGAACGTGGCGGCGTTAACTGGGACGACGACGAGTGGAAGTGGAACTACTACGACGATAAGCAGCATAGTCGCATAGATAAAATGCTGGAAGACCACTATTATGATAGGGAAATAGGCGTGCTTCCACCTAACCGTTGGCGCAGGCATTTCATCCGGATTCTGAACGAACAAATGTCTAACCTACTGCCATACTATGAAGCGTTGGAAAGCAACGCCGATATACCGTTGTCAACATCCGACGTATACAATAAGAGCCGTGACGTGTACTCGGACTTCCCGGCCACGCAGCTATCAGGCGACGAGGATTATGCGAGCAACGCGACCGACCATCAGGGAGAGGTTATAAGCAATGGAGATTTCAACGATAAGCTTCATGGCGATATCACCAGCGTGGACATGATGCTAGTCAAGTCGGTTGAATCATGTTTCAGCAGCATCTACACCGCTTCCATAAGCGCGTATTAAGGAGAGAGACGATGTTTCCTAATATTCTAGCCGGACTGCCGTTCTACGCCATGTACCAGTATAGTCCGACACTGCCTAAATTCTATTATGGCATAAAATCGCAGGAGCAGCGCGTTGCATACCTATGCTGCGAATACGATAAGCTGATTAAATACATGAACACCATCACCGATGCCGAAAACGAAACACGAGAAGCCGTGAATAAGCTCACGGAATTGTTCCAGCAATTCCAGCAATCAGGTTTCGATGACTATTATGCAGTTCAGATAGAGCAATGGGTGCATGACAACATGGAGCGCATCATTTCCAGCACTATGAAAATGGTGTTCTTCGGATTGACCGACGACGGTTATTTCTGCGCGTACATTCCCGACTCGTGGTCGGATATCGTGTTCGACACTGGAGCATCCTACGCCGACCAAACGACATACGGCCGTCTCATACTATCCTATTAACCAACAACATCAGGAGATAACATAATGGTTACAAGACAATATATTGGCTCGCGATACGTGCCCAAGTTCGCTGACCCCGCGCAATGGGATAACACGAAACCGTATGAGGCGCTCACTATCGTACTCAATCAGGGCAACTCGTACACATCACGGCAACCAGTGCCGGCAGGCATCGACATCGCCGACGACGCGTACTGGGCTGAAACGGGAAACTACAACGCGCAAGTAGAACAGTACCGGCAGGAAGTCGATAAGTTCGATTCTAGAATCACCAAAAACACTACGGATATCACTGGCAATCTGTATCAGATTGACCCTAGAACGCTTGACGTAACCGGCACAAACCCTATGAGCGATGTTATTAACGCAGCTATCGTCGCTGCTGCTGATAAAGGCGGTATTATAGTTCCGCCAGGAGTTTATAATTGCGATAAGCCTATCATAATACCAGTTAAAAGGTCTTCGGAAAATTTCACGCTGATTGCCAATGGTGCCACTTTCAAAGCATCGCAAACAATGACTACGGTACTGGACATCGGTGGTGCTGCGCTTACTGATTCTTTCTCTGATGGGATTACTATTCAAGGCGGCACATATGACGCTAATTGGTTGGCGGATACTTGTATGTATGTCAAATCTACAGCATACATGGGTAAACTTGTCGACTTTAATTGTCTTTTTGCACTAGAATCATATATCAAAATCGGCGACGGTGCATCTACTGACTGGGGTAGCAACACGGTTCTAATAGCCAACGCTAAAATGTATGGGACTGGTGATAGCGACACTAGATATACTAAATTCGGTATAGATTCAAAAGATGGTGATTTTAAGCTCAGCAATATAGACATACACAATGCGCAATGCGGAATAGAATCTACAGGCTATTTCAGTGCGGACAATCTGCATATCTACTCAAAAGGTAATATTCCATCCCCTAGGATAGCAATAGAAGCCAATGCCGGATGTTCGATTTCAAATATATATCCCGACTGGTGTGATATTGGAGTATCGCAAAGCTATAAAGGCGTTAAAAATAAGGCATCGCAACGTTATAATATAACGAATATGTTCTTTTACCGGCCTGATATTACTACGCCATATTCTATAATAACGCCGATGCTTTTATTTATTAACAGTATAGTAAAAGCCAATAACGTGCAGAGTGTTTTGGTTAAAAGCACATACCAAAATAGTGCGTTTTCTAACGCTACAGCTTTCGATAAAGATGATTCATATATAGGAAAAAACCCTATGTGGTCATTAGGTGAACCTGATTCTGCTTGGGATAATGGATTTATTAGTGCTGGTAATGATATATCAAATAGGCCACCATCTTATCTAGCGCTAGGCGATGTTAGTGGTGATAAAAATAATGGTGTTATTATAGGTTATATAAAAAACGAGTTCGCATATTATGATATTACTATACGTAGTAAGAACGGTGAAATAGATGAAAATATATGTTTTAATCCTATCACATGGAAATATATAAGACATACTGATAATTCACCGCTTAAAATAATAACTAACACGAGGTTTGTTGTTGGAGCACCTATTACGGTACAGCATCACGGAGTATCTGATAATTTGATACCAATATACCTAATTTCCGATAACGATTCAAATTCTATAAATATAAATAGAATGTTTATAGAAGTGAAATCAGCTTCCCAATACTTTGCACCGCATGCCCCATGGACTGCGGTACCTAAAATACCAGCACAATCATCAACAATTTTTAATATACTTATTGGAAAGCAAACAATATAAAAAAAGGAATAACATGAATAGCAACACAATTATCAACGCTTTCGCTCTCATGAGCGCACTAATTATCTCAGACTATATTACCGGTATTATCAAGGCAGTAATCAACAAAAACGTACAATCAAGCGCCATGAGAATCGGATTATGGCATAAATTCGTGTACTACATTGTAGCTGCTATTGCTTTAATTATTGACACCGAAAGCCACGCTATTGACCTTGGGTTTACCGTACCCCTATTTATTCCAACTATTGCGGGTATTTGCCTGATTGAAATATCGAGTATTATGGAAAACGCGGGCGAAATCGACCCCGAGCTGAAAACGTCAGGAATATTCAATCTATTCAACAAAGAAAAGGACAATAATAATGAGCCTAAGAACACCCCGGCAAGCGCTTGATTATGCTGTCAAAAACCTGACATCAGGCTATAACGACTGGTGTCTATTATTCGTGCAAACCGCCTATAACGCGCAGGCTACGCAACCGTCAGCGCAAGACGCTTGGAATAATGCGGGCGAAAAGCACGCGGGGTATCCGAATATTCCCGGACTGCCAATCTATTTCTCGCAAGCCGGGAACCCGTACGGCCATATCGCATTATGGACAGGGCCGGACACCATGTACACTACAGATAGTAGCGTCGGACACCCGCATTACGATTCAATCAGCAAGTGGATAAACCAGTATGGCTACCATTATTTAGGCTATACTACAGACTTGGAAAACCAAACAATACCAGGCATTTTTGCGCTGGAGAATGGAGAAATCATGGCAATCAGCGATGAAGACGCGAAGAAAATCGCGGCAGCAGTATGGCAGTACTCGTGGCCACCGGCACCAGCAGAGGGTGGCAACATGTATAACATGCTGAAACGTGTCCTCGAGTTCCTCAAGCGCGTACCGGCCGACGTGTGGCAGTATGCGTGGAAGGACGGAAAGACAGGCGAGGGCACACCGGACGGCGGCAACATGTATAACGAGGTCGGCAATATCGCAAGTAGAGTCAAGAAAATCGCTGGACAGTGATATAATGGTTGCTTGTGAAACATAAACGCAAGCAGCATAAACGACGACACATTATATCGCACTGGACAGCAGAACTACTCAGACGATTATACTAGAACCCCGCACAGCATTACGCTACGCGGGGTTCAATTATATTCGCCTAGGATATGTGGCGTTGCGGACAACGAACTCCCATAATCAAGTATCCCATTTTGAGCAACTCATACATAACATCATAACCAGCATCAGTTCGAAAATCGCGCACACTAACCGTCACATTGTTACGACGAAGCACAACTATATTATAATTATCATCAAGAACAACCACAATAATCACCTTTCACTATTTCTTTATCTAGATAATTATATTTCTAAAAGTCGTTTGCTTTCATCATACGAGATATTTCAATAGAAATACGTGTCGATAAAACATCTTGATACTCAAGCATTTTACCTCGCTGCTCAGCAATCAGACTAAAAGAATCATACGGAAACTTTTCATCATGAGAAGACTTTTCCAAAAAAACCTCTAAACGAACAATCTTGTAATTTAGCTCAACAATTTCGTTAACAAGACGAATTATATAATCATAATTACGCTTAATAACTGCACTATCAGATGAATGAGAATCAGCGACATCATTACAGCCAACAGTACAAGCATACTTGTTCGGAACACTGGGAGCTGTATAAAAATCATAAACACACATCACTACACACCTTTCACTTATAAACAACATGCGTACCGGTTGCAAGAATTGAACTTGCTACACAAACTTTATAAGAGTCCTGCTCTAACCATTGAGCTAAACCGGCAATTCAAACAGGTCAATCACCATAATTCACTATAAAGCATCGTGCCGCTTCTAATTTGAATTTGTCATGATTAAACATTTTATGATAATACTCAACTAAACCTAAAGCCTTATCATAATCCGAAACAGTGCATAAATAATTACTATCACCCCTGTCCACATAATAAATATTATAATTAAAACTTTCATTAACGTGAGCAGACATCTCACTCATCTTTCACTTATATTATTAACAACATAACGAGCAACAGTCGCCACATACCCCAACCGAATCAGCTCACACGCCAACTCCCAACCACGAACCGAATAAGCGTTCCTCACGCTCGCCTGAAGATTACCCTTACGGAAAACCATTTCATATTCCAACATCACACCCACCACTTTCCTATCACGAATCAAGCACAATCGCTTGACAC